GAAGCTTCCTCGACGCGATAGACCTCGGCCACATAGACCATGTCCGGCGTTGCCCAGTCGAACTCATACTGGTGGATCTCTTTCGGCCAGCTCTCCGGGTCGTCATTCCACTCGGCGCGGTATGCGTCGCGGGTCATGGCAGTGAGAACAAAGCACAGGCGTGCGTCGCTCTTGTCTTGGCGCTTGGCATCGAGATCAAAGAACACAGTGCTGTCGGCATCGTAGATCGGCTCGATGCGGATGCGCTGGTGGTCGTTGTCCTCGTCGTATTCGTCCTCGTAAACAGCACGCAGGCGGAAGGCACCAAAGCCACCGCCAACAGCCTCTTCGAAGGCGTTGTCATATGCTTCATCCGCAGCGCTGTCTTCTTCGTCGGCACGGAACAGCGCATCGCAGGTATCGGCCAGGCGATCGTCCTCGTCACCATCCTTGCTGACAAAGTCCACCGTGATCCGGTTGTTGCGATATTCGTTAATGATCCGCATCACGGACAGGTGGACCTTGTTCACCTCGAAACGCGGCTTGTTGTTGAACTGCTCGGCCAGGTTGCCTTCCCACTGCGCGCCGGCAATGGAATAGAAGCGACGATCCTCAAGGCACTGAAGGCGCTCTTCGCGCATAGATCCCTGGATGCTGTCGAACTCGAGCAGCGCCTCCTGATGGACGCTCGCTAGACGTTCTTGCTTGGTCATTCGTGCCACAGTGTCGCCCCGCAATAAAATTTGTCTGAATTATAAAGCACCTTGACAGAAAAAACAATCATCGCGCAATCGGCATAATCGTTGCCACTGGTTTGGCTTTCGGCTTCTGCACAGAGTTGGCCCTCCTGGCGCCCTCGCAGGCGTATCGGATGGCGTCGATCACATGGTTGTCCTTGTCCTCGAGCAGCGGCAGAACAGCCCCTGTGTCGCGGTCTGTCTTGTAGCTGTAGAGCGTCAGTTCGTCGATCGTGTGCTTGCAGCGAGGGTGAACGATGATGTCGAAGCTCTTGAGCCACTCCACGCCTTCCTCGACTGACTTCGGGCCCTTGATCGCTGGCTGGATCTTTGGAAAGCCGTTCTTGCGCATGTGGCTGATGGTCTCTGGCCGGGCGCTGTCTGCCACCATTGGCCACTTCTCGGCCTCTGGGATCGACATGAACAGCGATGGCGTGTCCACGATCTCGCAGCCGACCTGGTAGGCCTCATAATCGATGTAAAGCTTGCGCCCCACGATGTGGCAGCGGATGCCCACTGTCGGATCGGATGCAAAGCCCCAGTCCGCGCCCAGGCGGTGCACAGCGTCAGCTGGCGCCTCGAACTCCTCGATCGTCCAGTTCTTAAAGACGCGTGTCTCGCTGTTGCGGACATAGTCACCTTTCCAGACGTGCAGGTATTTGTCCGGGTCGCGCTTCTTGTCATACTCCATCTCTTCCTTGAGCTCGGCAGGGAACCAAGGATTGTCCTCGAAGTTGACCTCGACAACGACGCTCTTGTCTGGCGGATAGTTTCCACGCAAAAGCCCCTCGATCGGGTCGTGCTCATATCTCGGGTTCCAAGTGAACCAGAGCTGAGAGCCAGGCTTGCGGATGGTCGGGCGCAGGATGTCGAGCGAGAACTGGCTGAGGCTCTGAGCCTCTTCGACCCAGGCGATGTCGTATCCCTCGAGCGACTTGATACTGTCTGCCGTGTGGTTCTGCAGGCCCTGGAAGATGATGATGCCGCCATGAACGGATCGGATCTCGAACTCTTTGATCTGGAACATGTGCGAGACGCCCATCTCCTGGATCTTGTTCTCGAGCAGCTTCTTGACCGATTGGGCCAGAGACTTCTGCACCTCGCGGACGCACACAGCGTCAACGCGCCCCATCACGCTGCGCTCGATCAGCATCTCTGCAAAGAAGTGCGACTTGCCAGATCCACGGCCACCGTGTGCGCCGAGGTATCGTGCGTTGGGCGCCTTCAGGATTGGTAGCGCCCAGCGCGGTGTTTTGATCTGGAGGTTCATTGCCCGATGTTACGCAACGCCATTATTTGCTCGATTTGGTCTTCTGGGATGCCTTGGTTGCGGAGTTGTTCAGGCGTTGTGACCTGCCCTCGATATGCTGAGATTTCTTCTGGAGTGTAGCCAGCGGCCAAGAAGTCTTCATCTGTCAGCGCGTTTCGAAATGCGCTGTTGTATTCTGCTAACTCGGCCAGTCTGTCCATTATGCTTCCTTCGGATCTACAATCACCCGCTCGATCTTCTGGACGATTGGGCCGCCACCTGGTCCTGTGTGCTCGTTTTTGACCGTGTCGTTCCAGTCGTCTCTAAAGCGGTTCTTCATGTTGAAGATGTAGCTTGTGGCGTTAAAGCCATCGACGCCTCCGAAGGTTGCCTGCCTTCCTTTACGCTCCCACCAGGCTTGAGAATGACGCATTGCACTTTTTACGGCATCCGAAAACTCTTCGATTTCGTTCTGCCATCTGTCGAATGTGTCGTATGCGATTTCAAGCTCTGCAGCCATCTCGCATTTGCTCATGCCCTCCTTGCCGAACTCAATGATGCGCTCGCACATTTTTGGGTCGTATTTGGTCGGTCGTCCACCTTGGTTTTTCTTAGCCATTTCCTACACCTTTTCTCCGGCATGTCGGCTCGGGTCGCGGGGCGCGCCGAAAGGTAAAAACGCGCCCCACTCTCACACAAGGCTGGGAGAACAAAGGAAGGAAAGTCCAGCCCTGCATTACTTATACGCAATGCGCTAAATGCGCGCAAGCCATGTGCGTTAAATATCCAGTCCGCCCTGTTCTGGCTTTGCCGCTGGTGGCGCAACGAAAAGGTCAGGCTGGCGGTACGCTTCTTCCACACGTCGGCAGGCTATCTCGAAATAGTCGGGGTCTAACTCAATGCCGATGCCCTTGCGGCCTAGCTTGGCGCAGGCTACTAGGGTTGTTCCGCTGCCCATAAAGGGATCTAGGATGGTGTCGCCATCATTCGTGAAGTCACGCAAAAGTTCATCAAACAAACGCCACGGCTTTTCTGTGGGATGCCCGCCGTGTCTATCGGGCGGGTTGACTGTGTGGCGATAAACACCCCTCTTCCCGCCAGCGTTCCATTTTGCGTGACCTTTGCCATTCCAAGCCGTTACGAAGCACTCAGCGCCTTGCGCTGGGCCTTGCCCGTTAAGTTGCGGCGTGGAGTCTGGCTTAACCCAGATACAGGCGCGCTTGTACTTCATGGGGCTTGCGCTAATTTCCTCTGCCCACTTCCAAACTCCCTCAACCGTGCAGAACGCGATAAACCACCCGCTGCAAATTTCAGACGATATACGGACAACATCCGAGCGGATTTCGTCAATGGCGTCAAAGTTAAGCCCCTTCAAATCAGGCCCGCTATCTACGCGGACGGGTCCGCGTAGAGCGTTTTTGCTTGCGTGAAGCGATGCCTCATACGGCGGATCTGAAATGATATGGCTTACTTCACCAATTTCGGGCATTAGCTCTAAGCTGTTGCCCTGATACAGAACGCAATCGCCAATGATTTCCTTGCGGATATAGGTCATATGGCCGCCTCCACCCGTGCACGCACGCCCAACTGTTCAGCCTGCGCCAATAGCCGTCGCCGATCTTCCTGCCAATCCTCGCGCTGCATCAGATCCGGCTTGTGGTGCTGGGCTGTCATGTATGCGTCAAGGCGGTCGCATAGCTTCACGCGGTCAATTTCAGCGCTGGTCACGTCATAGGTAAATCCAAGCGCCTTGACGTATTCTGCGCCAATCTTTGCCTCTTGCGCCGCAAGTTCTGGGTGGTCGCGCTTGAACTCCCACGGCCAGTCGCCCGTGTATGTTTCGCCAAGGTCGTGCGTTGCGGCGTATTTCAGCGCCTCTGCGCTGCTGTCAGGCCAGAGAAGAAGCATCATCATAACCATGCGCCCAGAGTGCGCCCCTACCTCGTCGTGAACGCCGCACATAAAAGGATTCGCGTGCCAGCGGCGAACAAGGCTGGCGCGGTATGTGTCTCTGATGGTCATCGGCTTATCCATTGCATTTCCCTTCGTGTTCTTCAGCCCAGCGCACAACCTTCGCAAGCGCTTCGTGTGGTTTCATCTCGCCTTTGCAGTGAAAGCCGATTTCCATCGGATCGGCGTCGGCATCCTCGTGGTGCAGCATTCCAATGTCCGTCCCCTTGCCGTGCGGGGCGATGCTAGCGCTTGCGTGTTCGCCGTCCTCGCTAACCGTGTAGTGCCAGCTTGGGAAGCGGCGCTTGAAATACTCGATGTTCAAGATAAGCTTCGCCGCGTCTGGTGAAATGGTTACTGTGCTTTTAGGTGCGGTCATTGCTCTTCCCCTTCCAGAATCACCCACTCATAATCAGACGGCCCGCGCGCAATGCAATCAACCTTTCCGCTGTTGCGAAGCGACTGGAGCGCGTTAACAACCTGCTCGTCCGTAAAGCCCAGAACCGACGCGATCTGCGCACGAGATGCCCCGCCGGATTCAGAAATCGCCTTGTAAACTACTTCTGTGTTTGGCGTTCCGTTAACCGATACCCCGCGCGGCTTCATCTGCGCGCCCTTGATATATCGAAAGATTCGCTCTCGCCCTTTTGCGCCCTGCCCTTTAACTACCTTAACGACGCCTTGGCGCTCTAGGTACGAAAGCTTTGAACTCACCTGGCGCTTATCCCGCTGGATTGCCTCGGCCACCTCAGAAACGCTTACTTTGCGCCCCACTTCCGACACGTAGTCAAAAACAGCGGAGATAACCGTTTGCTCGGTCCCAAGGATGCCGCCAAGGTTCTTTGCCGAAGGCATGTTGCGGGTTTGTTTGTCTTTCACCGCCTGCGCCAGCATGGCCTCGGCTAGAGTCCCCTCAACCTTCGCCCAGAAGTCGGCAGAGTATCCTTGACCATATGCAAGATCTGCGACCGTGTACGGCCCAAGCGTCACGTTGCTTTTGGGATTTAGTGGCTGCGGTGCTTTAAGGCGGGTCCGCATTTCAAACATGTAAGCCATGTGATTTCCTTCCTTGCTCTACACCTTATTTAGCAAATACCGCCCGGCGCGTCAACAGCTATTTAGCAGTTTTCCGGCATGTCTTGAAAAACCCCGCCTTGTCTGGCCGCGCGCTGGTGAAGCCCAGCTTTGAAATTGCCTCGCGCTGCATATGCGCAATCTCTGCCCGGTAAAGGTCGTCCTTCATGCGGTGTTCAACGGCGTCTAGGCTGTAGAGAACGGTTGTATGGTCCCGGCCAAACTCGCGCCCAATCTCGGGCAGGCTTTTACCCGTCGCCTCGCGCAAGATGTGCTGCGCCTCCTGCCGCGCCCATGCCACCGGGCGGGTTCGGGCGGGGCTGAGAACATCGCTAACCGACACCCCACGGCGGGCGCATACGGTTTCAATGACGGTTTGGGTGTAGGTCATACGTCAAACCCCTCTTGCTTTGGCTGCGGCGCTGGCGGCTCAACGAAAAGGTCTGGCTGGCGGTACGCTTCCTCGACACGCTTGCAGGCAATTTCGAAATAGTCAGGGTCAAGCTCGATGCCAATTCCCTTGCGGCCTAGCTTCGCACAGGCAACGATGGTTGTTCCGCTGCCCATGAAGGGGTCTAGGATGGTGTCTGCGTCGGGCAGGAAACCGAGGCACCATTTCATAAGGGCGACGGGTTTTTGGGTGGGGTGGACGCCTCTCGCCCATGCAGGCTCCTTTGAGCCGGGGGCAAACCCGTTTTCGTTACCGCGCCCGTAAACAAAAGCGCGGGCCGCAGCCTGTCGGCTTGTCCAAGCGAGTTCAAAGTCGGCAAGGCTAAAACCCCGCTGCGCTTTATCCCAAGACAGCCAGCCCATTGAAGGTGGCAACATGTCTGCAAAGTAATTCCCTCCCCATATTATTTGGTTTTCAGACACCTTTCGGATACAATCAAAGGTATCAAGATTGGGCCGAGCCACGTCCCATTCAGCTTTACCGCGCCATTGCTTCCAGCCGGATTTTTCAGAAAATCCACCTGCGCGCCCGTAATCAATCCCATACGGCGGATCAGTCACCACTGCGTCAACCCGCCCAAGCGTCGGCATCACTTCCAAACAGTCGCCCTGATACAGAACGCAATCGCCAATAACTTCTTTACGGGTGTAGGTCATTCTTTGCCCCCAAACTTCTTTGGCGTATAGCCGATTTCTTTCATGATTTCTGCTGCCCTTTCCTGCTTAATCGGGGAAAACCCGACAACAGTTTGCGCCAATCGCGCTTCACGTTCTTCCCGCGTCTCTGGGCGCATAGTCTCACATTCAGGCTTAGGCCGTGCATCAATTACACGCCGATACAGCGCCCCAGCATCAGGCTTAACAAGGCGTCCTGTTTTTGTTCGCGGCCCGTGTTTTTGGTAATCAGCCCACGCCGCGCGAATTTCGCTATGTGAACAGGTTTCCAGAACGTCCATCCACCCCTCGGCTTCAATGGCCTGCTCTGCGTCTGTCGTGTCTTCCTTCCAAAACTGGCTTAGAATGACACGCGCCCTAACCCCAATCTTGGCCCGATGTTCCTGCTGCTGCTGCGGAGATAATGCCGCGAACCCGGCTGTGGTCGCCAGCTTGTTGCCCGTGCTGTCCGTTGGGTAGCTGTCTCGGCGCGTTAGCTGCGTCATTCTTCAATCTCCAATACCAATGCGGCTTGATGGTCTGCCAACCGTGTTCCTGTGCTAGGTCTAAGGCTTCTGTGGGGTCTCCACCGTCGCGCCAAATTTCCGTGAGGGTCTTTGCAATCATCCGCGCAGCACGGTCTGTCAGGGGCTTCTTCACTGCCTTACGCCACTTGATGAAGCTATCAACCGCGTCTGGGTCTGCGTGCTGTGAAAGTATGTCTGCGGGGGTTTCTCCGAGGAGGTCACGCATTTTCAATCCACCTTATAGTGTTTTGGTGGGCACTGCTCCGAAAGCAGACACCTAGAACGGTAAGCGCGTTTCAGAAAAAGTATATACCTGAACTGCCTTAGCGTTTCTTTTGTCGCCCTTTCCGAACAGGATTGAAGCCTTGCCGCCGACTTGCTCAACTTAGGATCCCGCGTCATTAGGCTGTTATGGTAGACAACACCATCAAGCGTCCAAAAGATTGCATCGTGCTCGCCGTAATATGAAAAATTCGCAGCCTGATACACGATACCATAGCCGCCACACCTTTCATCTGCAAATGACTGTATCCACGCGACCCTTGGGTGCCTCTTTCGTATATATTTAACAGAATAACTTAGGGCTTTACTTTCTGAATTTCTTGGCGCGACATCATCTAGCCACATTCTGTTTAGCTCCAAGTATTCCCGCATGCCTGTACCCGAGACGACACTGGAACAACTAGCCGGGTTCATAGCATACCCAAACTGCAAAACCCCTAACATTTCCCCGTCAATGAAAACCCCTAGATGTATATAGGACGCCGCATAATACTTCCCGCTATAGTGATTTTCCTTAATCACTTTATTAGCAATGTTGCGGTCAATTTCTTTAACCGCAAACCCGTCCCGACCAAACCCCACAGCGTCCCTGCCGCCAAAAAGCATTCCCTGATCTGATGTTATATATGGCATTCCAAATTCTCCTTTGCTACCTGCTAAATATTGCATGTGGATAACCGCCTTGCAAGTAACATCTTTTGTTACAGTAACTTGTCTCTGGTCATAGTTCCGTTTTCCGCTCAGGCTGACCCATAAGGATCAAAGC